TGTTGGTCCTTCAATAGACCTTTGAGCAATTATCTTACCTGCAGCCCAATAAACAGTTTTATTAATCCCACACTCTTCATCTAATAAAGTTTCATTAACCTCATCAAATAAAGATAAGAATCCAAATTGTTCGTAGTATTTTTTAGTGTATTGGTCGACAAAGAATATTGTCTTGAAGTTAGGGTAGTAATGTTTAATAAATAACAAACAAGACAGAGTACATAGTACTTCTGCCTTGGTTTGTTTGAACGTTCCGTCTTTATTAATGTCTTCAGCAACCCAAATTACAGTCATGGGATAAAAATAATCAATACCCTAAGATAAATAAAGGGAGACAGTCTCACTTTATTTATTCTAAAATTAGTTGACTCGGGTTTCTATCTCCACCGTCCGTAATTAGACGGTATGTTTTTATTTCACCTAAATCAGGGAAGCTAATCTGTTCTACTGTAATACCCCATTTGGAAACTTGTTCATTAACTTCTGGCATAACTATCAATCCTAAGTCAACCAATTCTTCCCACATAGTGTTTTCAACCATATCTCTAATAACACCTTGAGTTGTATCAACAAGTACATCATTAGCATGCATTACCCCTAATAAAAACTTCTTAACATCGTGAATGTGATACCTAACAATACTGGTCAATACAATCGACTTATCATCGAAAGATGTAACCGTTTGTGGTTTTAAGTTTACCGTTTGAGTAATGACAGGTGTAGTAATAATTTGGTCAAAGAATGGAATCTTGAAATTTAATCCAGGTTTCACAATTCTTTTGAACTTACCAGTAGTTAAATGAACCCCTTCTTCCCATTGGTCTACAATTTTGAACGGAAGAATGTCATGAATAAAAGTTACAAAAAGGTCAATAAATTTGTCGAACATATATTTTGGGTTTGTTGAACAACAAAGATAGGACTTTTTTGGGACTTGTCCAAATAAAAAACCCCGACGTAGAAACGTCAGGGTTAGTTGGCATTCAGGTTGAGAATACACCTTTCAATGAGAGACTTTACAGGAGATTATTTATTTCCTCCGATTTCCACTTCCTTTTGAGAAGTACCTCTCAGTCACGGTCAATTAGATTAACCAATCCTAAAGTCGTAATATACTCTGTTTTTACTCATCACTCTTCGAGACTGCCGCCCCAATTAATCCTTGCGAGACTAGAGAACTTTTAAAACAATCGTATTGGGTTTGGGACCCTTTACGGCCATGAACAACTCATGACTAAGTAGTGACCTGTCTACTACGACTGACGAACACTTTTCCTTTTGTAAATTTTCTGATTTGTTAGAATCCATATTTTAACAATAGGGGTTGATAGTGGATGATAAATGTAGCGGTCCGTCAACCAGCCATCCCATCTTTTGAACGAGACGATACTGAACTACACTTTGAAGTCTCCCGACCTCCATATTTCAAGTCAACTACATAACTTCTACCTTGGTAGATGAGAAGTAAGGAGAACAACAGCACCACCTGTACGAACTCTTACCTTTCGGTTTTAAGTCAACTCTAATATTGAACTCCGCAATTGTATAGTTGGATGACCATACTTCTCACAACAGTTCTACAGGTTACTCTTGTTGGTGTTCCCACCTCAACCAAACGACCCACATCGCTCGGTCATCAAATCACTTTCCCTATAGTGTTACCCTCGGTACTTAAGACTCAATGATGTCCTGCCTGTCTACTCGAGTTCCCTTTCGGAAACCGCAACTCACCCTAATCGAGAGTGAACCACTTTATACCACTTTCATGGTTTATTTTATGGACTATAGACCGCCCAATTTCTTTATCTTTGTCTCAGAATCAACCCGAAGGTCTCATCATCAACATATTTTAAGAAAATATTTTATATTCAAAGAACGTATTCAAAATTAATGAAGGAGGAGTTGACCTTACCGAAGTAGGATTTCAACCCTCTCCTTCATTTGTTTCACAAAGGTAGATGAAAGTTTTGAGACTATCAAATTTTTATGAAACTTTTTTTTGACTGATGATTTTAACGAATTCATTCTTCCTTGATAGTATCACCTAACTATCTTGTTGACCCCCTACTCTCAATAGGACGGGCTAATTCGTCTGTTTGTCAAAGAAACCATCAGTTTTACCTGAAAGTTTGTTTTGGGTAGGAAACCTCGATTTTACGAACCTATGGTCAACCTGTCCCAATTGTTTTACAAAGATATGAAGAACTTTTCAATTAATCAAATAGTTTGTAAAACTTTTTTTTGTGAAATTTAATTCACGTTGTTGCGGGAGATGGATTCGAACCACCGACCTAAAGGTTATGAGCCTTCCGAGCTACCACTGCTCTATCCCACGGTATATTTTTAAATGATTACTTCCCACTTCCCCACGGTCACCTATCCACGTCATGCGCTGGTTGTACCAGCGGGTGTAATCAATATTTTAATGTTAAAGAACTTCTGATAAAAAATCCCACAAGATTAAGAAGTTTTCTCAAACTCCACACTCATGGGATTTGTTTCACAAAGATAGGAAAGAATTCTCATTCTATCAAATCTTTTTTTATTGTGAGTTTTGGGGGTGTTGACCTTTCGGTCGAGTTATATAAATATATCCTTGTTTCCCAAAGGTTTTACAAAGATAAAAAATATTTTTAAAAAATCAAATTTTATTTTGAATTAAATTATAACCGTTGGGGGCAATATCCGAATCTTCTCCAGGTACTTGATAGAAGTATTCGTCCCATATCTTATCAGAATATAGGAGATTAGTGTTTTTTATTTCTAATAATTTCCAATCCATTCCTTTATCTGCCTTTCCAACATTCATCATCCAATCATGTATTTTTTTAGCCCCCTCAGGCCAAACAACGTATGCTAACGACGAAGGTTCTAAATCTATTAACCAAAAAGCGTCTAATTGTTTTTCAACAATACTCTCAAACGTAAAATTAATATCTTTCTTTATTTTAACATCATCCTCAAAAATAAAATACGGTAAATTCTGCTCAGAACATTCTTTCAATAGATTTAGATGAGTTAAGGTATTACCATAGATACATTCTTTTATTATACCCCACTCTTCAAACTCATTATTTAAAAATAATTCTTCAATCTCATCCGTAACAATTAAATCACGTCCATCAATTGCATCATAAAAAGAAAACTTTAGATTATTTTTTTCAAATAATTCCGAAATTTTTTCCCTCCTATCCTGTCTTCTTTTTAATGAAATAACAAAAATTTTATAATCCATATATTATATAACTATTTTTTACTTTATCCATAATATTCTTTAAGTATAAAGTTTAAAACTTCCCCCATTGAGATTTATGTTTATTTTCTTCCGAAATTTTAAATCCCAACCAAATCTCTTTCAATATTGATTTAATCTTTTTCATAGTATTTATTAAGTATGAAGGTCAAAATTAATGAAAATATCTTTAATGTCAAAACTTTAATTGACAAAAAATCCCAATCAATAGGTATGATGGGTAAAACATTTGACGATTCGTTTAATGGTTTATTATTCTTAATGGAAGGTAATAAACAATGTTTTTGGATGAAAAACTGTATTATTCCTTTAGATATAATCATTATAAAGAACAATGTGATTGTAAATATACATCACAATTGTCCTCCATGTAATGATGAATTTGATTGTCCTTCCTATTGTGGGAATGGTAATATTATATTAGAAATTGAGGGTGGTTCTTGTGAAATACTTAATATCCAAGCTGGAGATAGTATCACTTACGACCTATCTTAATCCTCAGAAGAATTCTTAGACTCCGCAATTTTTTCTTTTAATACTTTTTGGAATTCGTTTGCAATCATTTTTGTAAACTTAACAGATGGTGAATCATCTTTTTCAGAATCATATCTATATTGTCCTTGTGGCGGTCTCTTTCCTCTACCTAAGTAGTTAAGTCCCGATATGTTAGTAATACATTTGTGCCCACCCGAGTTGGATTGAATAAGGTCCCAAGCATTAATTCCAATTTTGTCCATCAATGAGATTTCTTCTTCAGATAATTCACTGAATGGTTTCTCCATCATTTCCTCAATTCTACCTAATATTTCTTCTCCCCCATCCATAAACATGAATTTACCACCGTAAAGAGCATCAAAATCTTTAAAGGTAAACCCAACACTTTCAGGTCCTGTACTTGTCTCACTAACCCACTTCATAGTTGATAGTGGTATCTTTCTCTCCTTTAATTGGTCTTTCCACTTACCGATTACCTCTTGAGCTATTTCCCCAAGATTAACACCTTTAAGTTCTCTTTCTTTCTTAAATGGATTACAAGAAGCTTGAACAAGTCCCATCGGCCACGCCATGATGAGAAAGTCTGCTTCAGGATTATTTCTGAATGGTGTATATCTGTCGTAAGACCCAGGTTTAAACATACTACCCCCACCATATTGGAAGATAATGTTATCAGACACCGTTGGGTAGTCCTTCATTTTGTCGGCATAATCTTGCGCATTTTTTTGTAGGTCTTCAGGTTTTGCTGCGTTTGTTCTTGTCATCCAAGTTTTAATGTTATTAAGTATCGACATTAAAGATGGTTCAGAATCCATAACCAAAAATTCTAAGAATCCTGGTTTGTTTTTAAACGCTAAAAGTAATTTGTTGATTACTAACCCCAACAACATTTTGTTTCTTTGGAGCGAGGAATCTTTATCTATTCTGTAGATGTAGTTAACAACTTCTTGTGGTGTTATGTCATGTTTGGCATAATCCGCAGAGTCTACAGTATTAATTAGTAAAATATCTGACGATGGGAATAAATCAGTTGGTGACACGACTTGTGAGATTGTTTCAACGTTTGAACGAGCTCCTCTAAATTGTTTTGATGTTCCTTTCTCAACCCCAACTTGTTTGTCGTGGTGGTCAGTGTGAATCACAAACATTGGTTTACCGTGAGCAAAGTCAACAAGGACTGGCATTATATCACCTTGAGCATCATTCTTTTTAACAGAGAACTCTTTGTCACCGTATTGAATGATATGTGCACCTACAACATCAATACCATTATCTTCAAGGTATTTCTTCATTGCAATTGCCGTTGTTACACCGTCCAAATCTTGGTGGAAATAAATCTCCGCCTTTTGATATCTCTCCTTAAGAGCATTGATGTTTCTAAGTCCTGTTTCTGATAATATTCTTTTCATTAATTAACTAAGTTTGTCCCCAATCCAACTAATGATTTTATCAAAAATATCTTGGTCTAACCCTAATTTATGTAAGGCTTTATATGTGTCAGGTCCTGCAATTCCATCAGGATTTACTTTTTCAGCCTTTTGAAACATTTTAAGACCTTCAACTGTTTTTGGTCCCCATAACGCATCTACAGGTACTTGATATAACTTACCGTTAACCATTACCTTTTTCATTTTAAAGTAATCATTAAGTGCCGTTTGAAATTCAAACACATCCTGTCCACTCATTTGATTTTGTTCCTTAATAACTCTCTTAACAATATTAGTTAAATCAGACTCTGTTAGTCTTATAATTTTCTTTGCCATTATATATTATTTAATTTACATTCCAGGGATTGGATTCATTTGTCCTGTAAACAATCCTCTTAAAAATTTAGCTAATGGGTCAAGATTTGGTTCTGAACTTGTGGATGAAGACGTACTTTGTTGATTATTTGTTTGACCTTCAACTCTTTCTGAACCAAATTGGTCTTCAAAGTTTTGTTTAGCTTCAGGTGTTTGATTATATTCATCAACTTTTTTCATAAAATTTTCATCACCCATTTTTTTAGATAATTCTTCCGCACCTACCCAGTTACCTAAACCAACATAATCAAGGAATCCTAACCACCATTTTGTAGATTGCATTAAAATTCTTAATCTTCTTTGGGATGGACTTCTAAATAATCTTGGAATCCCCCCAAAAAATACATTTGTAAAGAACCCTGGTTTAGTAAGAGTGGCGGGATTAAATACTTTTTGAGTTTTAAGATAATTTTTTAGAAGTTCAACATCTTTGACAGCGGCAGTTCCTTTTTGGAAGTTTTTTGCAAGAACCCCAGCTCTTTTTTGGAACATAACACTTTTTTTACCAGCATTACTTAATAATTGGAAATAACTTTTTATTGTGTTTTTCATTCCTTTGAAAGGTCCTGCAGGTATTTCATCAATTGTTTTAATAACTTTCTCACCGAAAGACCCTCCCATTTTCTGAAGGAAAGTTCCTATTACACCTGGTTGTTTGGCTAACTGTTCTATAGTTTCAGTGGCTGCTCTATATTCTTTACTACCTACAGCAGCTCCTTTAGAAAGTTTTATTGCAGACTCTAAAGCCTTAACAGATGGTCCTCCAACTTTTAGTGCCCCCAATACAGGTTTTGCTACAAAATCACCTGCATATGGTATTGCCCCAACAATTGATAAAACTCCAAAAAGAGTATCTCCTTGAATAAAGTATGATGTTGCATTAACAATATCAACAATAGGTGTTGGGTCAATAATACCCAAAATATCCATTACTGTATTGTACCAAGCGGCTTCGTTAATTAGTTCACCATTCTCATCTGTATGTTCTGAAAGGGTGTTCACCTTAATTAAGGCAAGTTGACGTTCAGTAATTATAATTTCAGCCATTTATAGTTTTCTTAATAAATATTCGTATAAACAAAAAAAAGGGTCGTATGACCCTTTTATTATAAATCTAATTCGATTTGTTTTTTCTTATCTATAAAAACTTGTACTCTATCTTTAGCAACTTTCGAATAATTCTCACTTAATTCAATACCAATCCACCGTCTTCCACTAACCTCAGCAGCGACTAAACTTGTACCACTACCTACGAAAGGGTCAAGTACCACGTCGTTTCTATAGGTTAATATTTTAATGGCTTTCATTGGAATATCCATTGAGAATGTTGCCTTAGTCTGTTGTTTGGTGTCGGCAAAGTATTCCCATTGACCATATACCAAGCTCATAAACTCTTTCTTGTCTTCATCTTGATACATCATCTTTTGTTTGATTGTACCATCTTCTTGTTCTAAATCAACCAACTCACCTTTCCATTGCGGTTCTCCCTTAACTTTTTTGATTCGGTCTTTCTTGTAGGCTAAAATAACACATTCCTTAGGGTTATATATATAAGGACTACTTGGTGACATCCATGAACCCCATGCTGTGGTTTTACTTCTATGTGGTGAGTTTTCGTCAAGGTCTACAAGTCCGTAGAATTGAAACCCAACTTTTTTCATTATGGACCAAAACTCAGACATGAATAGAATTCTACCACCTCTGTCTTGAACATTAACTTCATAAGGAATGTTAACAGCAATCCTACCATCATCTTTTAATAGACGATATGTATTAGATAACCATTTTTCAGTAAACTCCCAATAGTCTTCCATCGTCATTCTATCGTCATGACTATCATAATCGATGCCTACATTGTATGGCGGAGAAGTAACCACCAAGTCAACAGTAGACTCAGGGAGTTTTCCCATTTCAATAATACAGTCTCCTATAATGATTCTATTTGTTTTTAACATTATAATTTACCTTCTTGTTTTAATTGTTCTCTTATTTTAGTGGCTGAGATATCACTCACCTCTTGTGGTGGTAAATGTTCTATGATATCATATCCAACTCCTCTTCCGAAGTTTACCGATTCAACATCAGGTATTACCATTACAATAACTCTTCCCTCGTGAATTAAGTTAAATAATTTAATGGTTATGTTATCATGTACCTCTTGTGCGGTAAATGGGTTCTGTTCGTTAGGTTCAATGTCTCTAATACAAATTAGAACATTCTTACCTTGTTCAAGTCGTTGGTCGATTAACCACCTGTGTCCATCGTGCCATGGTTGCCATCTTCCGATAAACATTGAAAACTGTTTACCAGGATTATTCTTTAATTTAGGGTCTCCCTCTATGTGTATTTTTTCCATCTTATCTTTTGAATATTTTTTCAACACATTCTGCAACAGTGATGTTATCAGTACACATATCGATATAATTTTCTGTTGGCGGTTCATAATCCTCAACAAAGAATTGTTCCCTACCTCTTACTTCTGAGGTATGAACATAAACTTCTTTTATCGCATTTTCAAGTTTAACTTTAAATAATTCTCTTTGTTCTTTATATGGTGATACTAAAGAAACTAAAACATTTTGTCCTTTTGAGTGAAGATATTGAGCTAAATGTTGTGCTAATTGTATATTCTTCATCCGACCTTCTTTAGAGTAATCTTTATTATTGAATAATTCTCTAATATCATCACCGTCAATATGGAACCAATCACTAAAGTATCTTAACTCCATAATTGATTTAGCTAATGTTGTCTTACCTGAGCCAGGTTGTCCTGTTAACCAATAAATCATAATTCTAAGTTTTTAATCTTACGGTCCAAATAGAACGAAGCCTTCTTTAGGTCTTCTAATTCTTTTGCTTGGTCTTTCTTACCAGCCCTTGCAACATACTTAACTACGTTGAAGATGTAGGCGTCTTTATCAAGTCCCCAAGCTTCACATACTTTTATTACTTCGTATGGATTGTTTTCCCCACCATAATGGTTGGGATGGTTTACCATTTCGTTTGTCATTTGTTACTTTATTACTGTTGTGTCTTTTATTTTACTATGGTCGTATGGATATGACTCCAACTGTTTTTTATAGTACTCCATCTCAAGACTATCTCTAAGATACTTAACTCTATCGTGATTCATTTGTGGGTTACTACCACCATCACTTACCTTTGATGAAAACATTATTATCACAAATATTGCCATCATAGATACCATAAAAAGTGCAAAGGTTCTATTTGTCATTACTTTTCTTTCCTCTCTTAGTCGTTACTTGTTCGGTTACTTGTTCGGTTTTTTTACCTCTACCTCTACCTGTATAAGTTTTCCATTCTGATTTTGGACAATAAGCCCAAACACCTGTACTAACTTTTGAGATAGCTTCTTTCTCTTCCGTTCTGATTATCTCTCCAACCTCTCTTGAGTTGGTTTTCTTGATTGTTTTAATGCACTTCATTGGTTGTTTCCTCCGTGTTTAATTGATTAATAATTATTAGAATTTCTTCATCCGATTTACCTTGGCAATATAAGTCGTGAATGAACGCACTTGTGTCGTCTTCAAAATGAAGCATATCACTCTTACCATAATATTGTTTTAGTTTTCCCTCTTTAAGGGCGTCGATACATCTATCAAGTACGACCCATCGTTTGTTGAATCCCATGGGTAAAGTATAATAAACTTACACTTAAGAGTCAAAATTATTACTTATTTTTTCAAAATTTACTATTTGAAATACATAAGCCATAATCTTTCTTTTCATAATTGGTACCATGGTTTCTTCCATTGGGAATTTTTGGGAACATTTAAGTTCAAAGATTGGTAATTCTTTATAAAACTCGGTTGAATTCCATGTTGAGAAAGTATCAAGGACACTAGTCATTGTAAGTTCATCAACAGGTCCGTTATAAATTAAATTAAGATAAGTCTTATTGTTTTGCTTATCTGTTTTTGGTTTTCTGATTTGATATTCCCACACAAATAATGTCTCAGTTTCTTTTTGATAAAAGAAAACGTATCCTGAACCAGACACTAAACCTTTTTTGTTTTTCTTTAATTGTACGTCAATACTATCATATGCAATATTCCATATTGCTTTAGCCATATTGAAGGCGTCGAACAACTTACTACCTGAGAACTTAATAGTTTCATTCAATTCTTTTTCCTCATCTTCAGTGAGTTCTCTTGGTTTCTTGGGTATAAGTTCCTTAACTAGTATTTCGTCATCACATGATTCGAATTTTTTATTAGTAAGTAATAATGTGTTTTCCTTAACTATTGATTGTAAGTTTGCCAAATGAAGGGATATCTCAACAAAATCAGGATATACTTCCATCTTATCAAAACCTTTTTCGCATTTCTGTATGTAATCCAATAAAGTATATTTATTGTATTCAAAATCCAATGGTTCTTTGAACATCCATTCAGGATTTAATTTAAATGCTATTTTTTTCTTTCTACTCATATTACAATTATAAAATTAATGAATAATTAATCAATTCTCATTACATAAAATAACTTCTCCCCAACATAAATTTCATCGGCAGTTCCATCGTAACTATTAATCGTGTGACCATAACCATCAGCACTAATCACTCCTTCAATAAACTCATCTTTATCTACATATTCTGACCAAGATAATCCGAAGCTCTCCATAAAAGATTCTGGGTCATATCTAACATCACTAACTAAATCTTTGATTTTATCATCAATTAAATCTTCAGGGAAATCACCATCAGGGTCCTCCTCAATCTCTTCAATTTCAGCAATATACTCTTCAGATAGTTCATTTAATTCATCTATCTTCTCTTGAATATCATCATCATTCTCACCGTCCATTTGCTCCTCTAATTTAGAAATTGTATTTGCGTTATATTCAATTCTTTTTCTTAATATTTCAATTGTTTCTTCTTGTTTGTTGGACAACATTCTTTCACTGTCATCAAAATAAGAGTCAGGACTATCATTAACATCTTGTTCATATACATCTTCAGCATAACTAATGATTGCTTCTGTATCCAAGAATTGTCTTGCGAATCCTGCATTAAATCCTTCATATCCAATATCATCTATTAAATTTTCAATGTAATCCTCACAACTTGATTTCATTTCATCGTCATCACCAACAGCGTATTTGTTATTACTAACCGAACTATCTATTACCTCAAATTCAGTTGTATCATAAAACCTACCAGTTGGTATGATATGGTACACATCAATATAGTCAGTGTAGTTATCCAATTCATCTTCAAGTTCACTTATTTCATCCAATAAATCTCCTCTTAATTCTTCGTCGGCATCGTATTCATTATTGAGTCTTTCTATCTCATCATTAATTCTTTGTATCTCTATTCGGTCATCATTACTTAATATACTAACCCCCTCGTTATCTACAAGATATTCAAGTAAGGCATATGCTTTCAAACCTTCATCTGGTGTATTACCATCAAGAGCCCATTCATTTTCATCTCTTCTATCTTGAGCATCATTTCTTAGTGACTGAACTCTTTGTTGTTCCCTTAATTTTTCAAGTCTATCTTTTTCTTTTCTTGCTGCTTCTTTATCACCATAAATTTTAAGTTGTTCTGCAAACTCTTGTTGGAGATATCCTGTCACATTGTTTAAGATTTTATCTAACATCTCAGTTCCGTGAATCCAACCAGTTCTAACGTACTCGTCCTTTGCATCATAGTAGATTCTGTCCCCGTCAAACTTTCTTAATAAAGCAACTTTATATAATGGGTCGTTAGTTGGTTTACTTCTATCAATAATGTAGAATAACTTACCGTCTTCGTTATATTTTTTAAAGTGAGTATCTGTTTCAG